CTTCTTTAGCTTGGTTTATTCTTTCAGCTCTTTCAGCTATTATTGAATCCCATGCAGTAGGTCCAAACCTAAGATTAATTAATTGTTTTAATTCGTTTCTTCTTTCTTCTAAAAGTCTACGATTAATAAAATCTTCCGCACTTGATTCTACAGAGCCAAATTGTTCTTTTAATGAAAGCCCTTTTCCTTGACCCTTGTTCATCTGTTCTTCGCCAAGAAAGAAGCCATCAATTTGTTTGGCTATGTCTTTAATGTCGTTTACAGTGCCTATATTGCTTTTTATAAAGTCTACGCTTTTCTGTACTAATGCGATACCAGTAAGAATTTCTGCAACAACCATTTAAAAAACGCCTTCAAATCTTTGCGGTCTAGCTATCTTTGAGAACTTTGTTATTATTTTTGGTTTGTTTTTTGGCTTTGCTTGTTTTCTTTGGTTTATTTTCTTTTGTACTTTGTTCCGTTTTTGGCTCGACATCTGCTATAACCTCTAATACTTCCAAAGGATTTTGTTCTATTACTGTTTTAATAACAACTTTTGGTGAAGTTATTATGCCTTGTTCAGCAAGTCTTGTTTGTCTTTTCTTTTCTTTTTCTTGTGCAATCATTCCTGCACGAACTGAACTAACCACTTCTTCCTCCTTTCATAGCATTCATAGCTGCTATATCTCGCTGAGTTTGTATTCTATCTTGAGCAATTTCTTCTTGTTGCTGAAGACGTTTGTTGTCAATTAACGTATCATTTGACTCTTTTTGCATATCCATCTCTACTTTTTTCTGAAATTGTTCGGCTTTTTGTTGTATTTCAGAACCACGAAGAGCCAGTTCTTGTTTTCTTAAACTAACAAGAGGGTCTTCTTGAGGTGGTGGAGTTAACGATTGTGCATATTGCTCGCTAACTTCAGATGCAATCTCTGCTGCTCTTGATGCAATTTGATCTGCAATTTGTTTTTGCATGTTCGGGTCTTGTTGCATCATCATTTGTTGTTCTGGTGGAATAGATGCCATAACTTCTTGTTGCGCTGTCATCTCGGACATCATAGCCATATGTTCTGATATATGACCTTGTAATGTCATAAGTATTGACGCATTAGATTGTGCAACTGGTGTTGATAACATAGCTAAATGAGCTGTTATATGTGCCTGATGGTTTTGTTCTGGAAATGCAGTTAACACAGCCAACCTTAATGCCTCTTGATTTTCTTTTGCTGGGTTCATGGGCATTGGTTGTGGGGGAGGTTGCAATACTTGATCTATATTTGTAACTCCTAACGCCTCGTACATTTTGCGATAGGCTTGGTACATACCATTTTGCCCATGAATTTCTGGATTACTTTGAGCTAACTGTAATTGCGTTTGAGCTAAAGCAATACGTTGTGACATTGAAAATATATTAGGATCAGAAACAGGTAATATATCTATTCTGTCATCAAAATCTGTTTGTTTTATTTCTGGTGGTGCGCCTGGTACTTGATATGGATACATTGGAACACCCATAGAAAAAATACGGGCTAACAATTTAAATTCTATCTTTTGTGAATAATGAAGACGTTTATGAATGGCAGACATGACCTTCGTGCCACGCTCCATAATAGCCATAGTTGTACCAACAGGAGCGTTGCCTTGCATCTCACCAACTTTCATATCAGCCATAGATGCAAAACGTCTACCAGAATCAATTAATGTTCCCATAAGAGAATATAATGTTTGTGATGGTTCTTTGAATGGTAATGGCATGATGGCTGATCTTAGATCTCCACCGACCATATCCACATCTCTAAACTCGCCAGGATTAAGAGGTGTTTCGTCATCTCTTATTCTAGCTCCTCTAGCTTTAAAACCTGCTGGAAGATTAGACAATGTACCAGCATCTATTAATTGTCTAAGTATTGATGTTGAAGCTCTGGAAAGACCACCTATAGTGTGTGTGAGACCAAAACCATAAAACCCAAGACCAGGTAAGAACTTATAATGAATAAAATAAGGCACTTTCCTACGGAGCGGATCGTTTTCATTGAAATTCCGCTTGATTGATAAGACATCCCCAGTGTCCTCCATGATTGTGACGATATAGGGCATCTTCAATCCTGTCGGTTCACCATCAGCTCCAATATCTTCAAATCCCTCAATATCCAAGTTTGTGTGAACCTCATAAACCATCATCTCTTCATTTTCAGAAGAGTTACTTGTAATGCCTTCTATCTCATTGATTGTATCCTTCACATCATTCGTGCCATCTAAATCAGCGCCAGAACTAGGAAGGTCTATATCTCTGTAAAATCCTGATAATTGTAATTTTTTAATTTCGTTTTTATCCATACGAATGCAGTGAGTTATTCTTGTCGCAGTTGCTAAGTCTGTGGCACTGTAAGGAACAATTAAGTCCTCAGAATGCACAAACTTACTTACTGCTCTTTGCATTGTTGGATCAAAGTAAACTTTTTTAAATGCTGAACCTACGATTGGAAGATAGAATAACATCTGATCTAATTCTGGATCATATTCTTCCATTTCATAAGTTATTTGGTAATTCATATAATTTTTAACACGCTCTGCTTGAGCTGATGTTTCTGGAGTTTCTGCTCCAATAATTGCAGTCTTTACAGGCCCTCCAGCGGGTAGCATTTCACGATATGCCTGTGCCTGAAACTGTGTAACGGATTCAGCTAATAGTGGATGCACTATACCAGATGCACCCTCGAAAGGTTCTGATCTATCTTCGTAATTCATACCAAGAAGTTCTAGTCCGCCTTTGTACTGTTCTTCCCAATCGCTTCTTGAATTTGTATCGTCTTCAATATTACCAGTTAATTCGCTAGATATTTCTGACAATACATCTTCATCAATATGTTCGGCTAGGTTTGCATCGAAAGGAATGGCAATAGGAGCTTCTGCTTCCATCTCCATTTCACCAACAATGGCTGATCCATCATCTAATTCTGTAACACCTTCAATCATAGGCTGTTGAGATAAATCAACTAAGTTAGATTGTATTTCTGGAGCTACAGCGTCTGCTATGCCATTTATATTTTCGATTGCCATTTCAAATCCTATCTAATAGAAAATCCGCCACCTTTGATTGCTGCACCCATACCACGACAGCCCATTTTGCCACCTTTTGCGACACCACCATACTTCATCTTTTGAACTTTACCACCATATTCCATCATTTTAAAATCTGCGCCAGATATTACACCATCTTTATTTTTATCTAGTTTCTTTTGATTGCCTATAAGTTTTTTATTTTTTTCATTTGTTTTAGCAACATTTTTACTAAAATTTTTATTTAAAGATTTAGTTTTATCTGCCTTCAGACTCTCAGGTCTTGGTTTAGGCATTGGAACATCTCCACCTAGTTTCATTTCTTTTGCTTTTACTTTTTCAATTGCGTTTATTAATCCACCATCTTTTTTACCTGCAATTTTTTTTGCAATTTCTATTTGCATAACTTTACCTATGTTTTTTATTGGGCTTGAATATATATTTGCTTTAACTAGATCACCTGGATTAGCTATTTTTTTTGCCATTTTTTTTATTTTATCTTTCACATTACTCTCCTGTCTTTGGGTTAATCATAATTGATCTAGTCATATCTATAACTTCGCCACCGTTTTCTGCTTTAAATATTGTTGCTTTGTTTATGCCCATTGTCGTTGGTTTTAAAAGAGATGCGTTTCTTATATCAAAATTTTTAGGTCTTCCCATTTTAATTCTACCAGGCTTTTTTGCCATACGTTTTAACTTAGCTAAATCTTTTTGTTCTTGATTAGCTAAGTTGGTAGCCATCTTTAGACCAGCTAATTTATCTCTGGATTTACTCACATTACCACCTAATCTTAACAATTTAAGTTGAACATTCTTGCCAGGATTTATCTCCTTTACTTTTGGCTCTATCTTTTTTGTCTTAGGAGTAATGCCAGTTCCAAAGTTTTTGCCAGGCACAGGCTGACCACGCCTAGCTAATTCTTGATAAGTTCTGATTCTGTCGGCTTCGTCTGACATTATCTAATCCCCTTAAAGCTACCACCACGACCTTTTATTACTCCACCCATGTTCATTTTGACAACTTTGCCTCCAAACTTTTTTTTATCTGCACCTAGATACATTTCTACAACACCTTTTGCTTCACCTAAAGTGTTTGCTCCATCTTCTAAACGACCATCAGGTTGATATATTAAATAATTTGCACCGCCTTCACCTTTGTTGTTATAGATTTTATATCCACCATAGGATATAGTACCAGGCTCTCCTGCTATTCTTTTACCTTTGAGCTTTGCCACTATCTAACTCCTTTGAACTTTCCACCTCTGCCTGGTATTACACCGCCCATTTTCATCTTCATAGGCTTGACTTTGCCACCGTCCATCATACCAACAGGCATAGACTTGGTTGTGTCCATAACTTCGCCACCCATTTCCATTCCTTTTTTCATACTCATCATTCGTGCCATTTTAGCTCTGTCTCGTTCACTAATTGTATTTCCTGTTTCTTGCTTACCCATTATTGCTTCAAGTCTTGCCATATCGGCATTAGAAATGCTATTGCCTGTTTCTTGAGTTAAAAATTTTTTCATTGCTTTTATTTTATCAGCCATCAGTAATACTCCATTTTTCTTCTATATCCTGGTTCAAATTCTTCATCGTCAGGTGTGGATATAAAACCACCTTGTCTGAATCTTAGTATAGCCTGTGTCATCGAATCTGCCAAGTCATCATGGTCTCCATGTGGAAAACTCGCACATTCTTCAACGACTTCCTCCGCAAAATTAGCGTCTGGTCTCCACACCATACCACTTTCAAACACTGGTGCGCAAGCATTCATCCTTGCAAACTTATCAGCACCTTTGCTTGGTGTAAAGGGTGTAACAGGAATACCCATACGTCTTAACTCTTGTGTTAATGGCGTACCACTAGCTTTTTGCTCTATTAAAATCATGTCTGGATCGTAAGCCTCATTTAATTCTTGAGCCTTTAATTTTAATTCTGGAAAATCCCATCTGCCCTTCTCCGCATCAAGTAAAATAATCGCATCACCCTCGCCCTCTACTGGAGTAAAAATCCCCCAAGTAGTAATAGCACTAAAGTCAGCACGATCATTTTTACTGAAAGCGGTATCGTATGATTGTATGATATACGAACATGGAGGTGGTTCAGAATTATCCCAAACATTCCACCACTCCCTTTTTATAATAGCTCCTTCTTCTGCCGTTGGGTTCTGCATATACTGTGCATTCCACTTGGCTACTGGAATTGACGCTTTTACTCCATCTAACTCCTCTCGACTCCAATATTCGGGCCATAGTACATTGTCTGTATCTGGAAATATTGCAGGAAACTCCACGATCTCCCATCTATCTGCTCCTCCTTCAGCTTGCTTGGATATAACCCTAGCTGTTAAATCTTTAATACCCCATCTGGTCATAACAATGATAATCGAACCACCTGGTTGCAATCTTTGTCGAGGACCTGACGTATACCACTCATAAATACCATCTAATGCTGTCGGACTTAATGCGTCTTGTTCAGATACAGGATCATCAATAATACATAAATCAGCACCACGACCAGCTAACGCACCTCCTACACCAACAGCGTAATATTCACCGCCACCATTCGTTGACCATCTACCAGCAGCCTTCGCATCAGTCGCTAACTTTATATCAGGAAATATATCCCTGAAGTCATCGCTATCAATAAGGTTTTTAACCTTACGACCAAAACCTACCGCAAGTTCTGCCGTGTGTGTCGCTTGTATTATCTTTAGATCAGGTCGTCTGCCCATAAGCCATGCAGGAAATAAGTAACTCGCAAACTCTGATTTAGTATGTCTAGGTGGCATATTGATAATCAAACGCTTGATTTTACCGTCAGCTACCTTCTGCAACTTGTCTGCATATATTTTATGATGCTTGCCCTCGATGAAGGTGGGCCAAATCTTTTTTACAAACTTTAAATAGTTGTCTTGGCTGGTTTTTTGCTCTTCAAGTGTTTTTAAACGATCAAGAAGCGGAGCCATCTTAGAAATCTCATCGTCACTAAGGTACTCTGCAAATTGTGATGCTGTTAATGCTTGTTCCATTATCCTGTCGCTAAGAGATTATCCAACGCTTGCATGACTCGACCACCTTCTGCATATCCAGCAACCCCACCTTTTTTCATAGATTTAGGAGCAGCAACACCTGTTATGGCTGCTATAAGTTTATTTAAATCTCCTGAACTAAATCCAACTGGTTTGAAATCGCCAACATTAGTTGTAAATGGTGAATCAACAACAGCCGAACCAGAAGACACAGGAGCTTTTGGATCAACACCACCTATTACATTTGGTGGCTTGTCTTCTTTTTCATCGTCTTTTTCGTCTTTTTTAGCTTTTGCAATCGGTTTAAGAATTAATGGATTGTCATCTCCGCTATCGACAGGTGCGTTCATATCCATACCACTCTGTACTTGTCCTGTTCTTGGATTTCTTGAACCAGTAATTTTACCATCACTGTCATATATAGGATCAAAATTACCTGATATTAAATCAGCGGCTACAAAATCTCTGGCTTTATTTTCTGCAAAATTTAAAGCCGTACTAAACATTCCAGGTGGAATACCCAATTTATCAAATGTCGTAGGAGCATTATAGAATTGTTCTATTTTGTCTATGTCTACACCTGAATATGGTTTTCCAACTTGCTCTTCAAAATCTACAGGTGCGCCTGTAGGTAAATTAGAAACCTGTCTACCACCAAAAATCTTAGCAGCATCAGGAACAGTTGATCTGAATGTATTAACATCATCAATTCTTTGCTCACGACCTATACTCGATAATACATCTGGAGATATTGTTGATAAAGCATCATCTAAATTGTCTCTCCTACCAAAACCTATATTTCCTCTAGTTTCATCAGCAAATCCACTAGGCACTTCAATACCTATTGTTTGTGGCATACTACTTATTTGTCTTACAGACTCCAAAGCATCCAAATCTGGAGTTCTATCTATTGTGCCTATTGTGCCAATATCTCGTCTACCTGCCATAGTTTCTAATGCAGTGTCAGGAACTCTGCTGCCTAAATCAGCTCTAATTTCATTTATATTTCTGTTGTTTCTAGCTATTCTATCCAATGTGTTCTGCGGACTTATATTTTGTGTAACAGTAGCTTTTTCTGGAGAGAATATATCTATTCCAGAAGCAGGTGATTGAACATTAAACTCACCTACAGGCAAAAAGCCTTCGTCAACTGGAGCTGGGCTTAAAGCAGAATAATTTATTGAATCTAAATCACCTCTTGCATCTAGTGCATCTTGAGCCAAACTACGATCTCTTTGTTGTTGCATAGCTTGATTACTGATATTTACTCCTTGTTGACCCGTAAGCTCACTCATTCTATTGCCAAACATATCGAAAGCCTCTGGCTCTACATTTGGAGCAGATGTAATAGGAGCGTTAAATACTTGGTCAAGTCCAGTAGCTGCCGTAACCTGATTGCCAAGAGCATCAATACCTTTTTGACCTAACTCTTGTCGTGTTATCGCATTTGTAATATTGTCTCTGGTCGCAGGATTAGATAAATCAAAATTGTCTCCTACAGCATTTCTTACAGCATTTATATAACCTAGCTCATTAGCTAATGGATTTTCTTTTCTATCAGTGCCTAAATAAGTCTGCACAAAATCTGTAGGAGTGCTAATTCCTCTGTCACCATAACGACCTAATTGATCGTCTAATGCTTTTTGTCCTGCCTCTAACGTATTGAAAAGAGCAGGTCCTGTTCTAGGAGTGCCGTCAGCATTAAAGCCTTTTATGGTCTCTGTCGTTAAATCTTCTCTGGCTTGTTTTAAGTTGCCAGGATTATTTGTAAAAGGTGAATATAAATCTGATCTTCCTTGTGTTATCGCTTCTATCAAATCATCTTCTACTCCACCAATAGTGGGTGCAAAACTAGAGCGAGTAATCGCAGCTACATCTGCGCCAGGAATATTGCCAAGTCCTGCTACTTGTGTAAACTGTTCAGGATCTCTCATACCTTGAACAGCTCTTGCACCTTCGATCATACCTGCTGTGTTAAATCCTAATCCTAACGGATCATCTAAATCTAATCCAAGACCATATTGTTGTGGGTTATATGTGGATACAATATTGGCGGCAAGGTTGCCCGCTGGTGCTTGATTCATAGCCTGATCTATAGCCATAGCATCATTCATCTCAGCTTGAGAAGCAGCCTGACCTTGTGTTGTTTGTGCATAATTCTCAGCACTCATAAATCCTTTAGGATCAAGACCCCTGTCTTCTAAATTGTCCGCTGTAAACTGTGGATTATACTGTAAATTAGAACCAGCTCCAACATTCACAATGTTCGTTGATGGTCTGTTATCTTGATTGTCACCACCGCCACCTGTGTAAACACCAGAATCATCTGTTTGATAATCAGAAACCTCATCGTCAAAACTAAAACCATCATCATCGTTATCAGTGCCAGGATCTGTACCCAAATCTGTAGAGTCATTAAAATCTTCATCGGTGGATGTGTTATCATCGTTATTGTTGTCAGAGCCATCGTTGTTGCTAGAAGAATCATCGCCACCGCTAAAATCAGAACCTTGATCTTCTGTATCACCACCTGGATCATCAAACGATGGAACACCCTTAGGACCTGGCTGACCTATCCTGTTAGGATCGTCTTTATTATGTATATTAGACTTTCTTAAAAAATCTTGCTCCTCACCAGTAATGTAAGATAAATAAGTCATAGGCTGATCTGGTGAAGATTTCCACATTCTGGGTAATCCATCAACAATACCACCGTTCTTATCCGCAAAATTCTCTACACCAATATCGTTCTTATCTACATTACCACCGTCAGCCATCATCATGGGTTGTTGCATAGGTGGTTGCATCATCGGATTCATAGGCGGTTGATTCATACCCATCATGCCCATAGGCTGATTGAATATATCAATATTCGCCATTGGATTACCACCCATAGGAGGCATAGGAGTTGGCATCATAGGGGTTGACCCCATTGGAGGTAGCGGGGTCAAAGCCGTTGTTGGCGGTATGGACTTCAAGAAATTGTTAAAATTACCCCTGCTTTGGGCTGTTGTCTCAAAACTTACCTGTGGCGGTTGTGGTGGTACAGGTGGTGTACCCATATTTCCGCCCAGAGGTCCATTCGCCATGAAAATCTCCACAAAAAAACTAATTTATGTGGAGATGATATACGATTAATTTATTTTTGACAATAGAAAGCCCATTTCTTTGTGGCTTTGTGCTAAAATTTTAGAAACTATCTGAGAATTTGCAGAAATATCGTCTTTCATCTTCCTCATAAGAGCCTCAATCCTGTCAACATCCCATTTCGTCAACGGCTCTTCGTGCTTTTTTATGTCATCGTGCAATTCATCCATCTTATCCATGTTCTTACACAAATATTTCGCTGATAAAACTACAGATATTGGAACTGGCTTCGTTCCATGCTCATAATGATTCCACATCCTATGACTTAATCCTAATTTCTTCGCCATGTTTACCTGACTTATTCCTAATTGATTGCGGTAATTCAACATTTCGTTGTTTTTTACCTTCGCATAACTGTTTTCATTACGTTTCATTGGCTAATCTCCTCTAATAAATTCATTTTTACTAAATCTTCTACAAATTCTTCCTTCGTTCCAAATCTAATAGGCTTATAAGTATAATTGCAAATGTCCATAGCGTTGTCTTTTAACCACTTAGTCTCTGAATCACTCTTGTTTATACCCATAAAATCCAAAACACCCATGATATCATCAGACTCAAAGGTCTTCTTTCTTCCGTAGCTTAATCTATATCTAGGCATAATGCCCTCCTAACATACAAGATGTAGCAATGAATACCAAAAAGTGCAAGATTTTTTTTATAAAATTTTTTTTGAAGGTCGTTTTTGAAATTGATGGGGGTCGTTTGAGGGGAACACGGTTTAGAACTTTTTTGATTGTTTATATATATATTTTGGTGGTGTATAGGGTGTATATCCCCGATTTATATAGTAAAATCAATAACTTAGATAATTTTAAGAATAATTAAATAAATACAATTGTTCTGTTAATAAATAAAAAATAGGCGGGAAAAATCCCGCCATTTACATTTTAATTACAATTGTTTTGGTTGCTACTATCGAGATCGGATAGTAGCAATTTCTTGAATTCTTTGGTTGGTTGCATTCAATAATTCTTGGTTCATTCCTGCAAGTATTGATGGGTCTCCAGCTCCATTAAATACATAACCGTTTCCATTGCCTTGTATTTCTTTTGGTATTCTGTAACCGTTTAAATCATGTTGTCCGTTGCTAGTAGAATATCTATGTCCATAATGTTGTTGAGTTAATGTCTCAATTACATTTTGTCCAAAGGTATTTGCTAGTTGAGTTCTCCATTCACTAAACATAACTCTAATTCTCTGAGCTGATCTAATATTGCTAGCATTCATTAATTCTTGCGTAGATGCTCCATTATCTGATCTTGCAAGCTCCCAAACAATTTGTGCTTTTGTTCCATGCCTTGCAATTACGTTTGGTGTTTGTAGCAATCTCTGAGCTTGTACAAATCTAGTATCAATTGAATGATAAGCTAAGTTTAATAGAAACCTTATCCAATTTCTTAACTTTGGCATATCCATTGATCCACTATGTGATCTAAACTCCATAGTATATTTAACATTGTTACTATAGTTATTTGGTGCAAGTGATAATAAATTAATAGCTGAATATTTTCCTCCACTCCTGCCCGTACTAATAGCTCTTATTAAGCTATTTATATCAGCTTGTGTGTTTTGGATAGCTTGTGCGGGTGTTGATGGATATTCAGCATAATAACAATCTCTTCTTTTTGGTGTTAGCATTGTTGAAAATAAAGCTATATCTTTTGCAATTCTATAACTTATATCTCTAGCAATTTCTAATGGTAAAGGGTCACCAAAATATTCACTAATTTTTGCTCCAATTCTCGATCTAATATTATTATTTGATTGTGAAAAGTTAATAGATTTATTTGTAAAATCTTCTTCATTAACAATTGTTCTGTCTATTGGACGCATTCCAATGTGAACATGAACAGAACATTTGTACGAATTTGAAACGCAATTATATTGATTGGTAGCTACGTTAAAAACTTTTTCTATATGTTCCCATGCTCTATTGCTATCGGCATAAATTGGAAGTTCTAGCTCTCCTCCATCTCTTAAACTTCCATCTGATTTTGCAAATACTCCATCAACATGATTGTGAATATCTACATTTGAATAATGCGGTCTTACAAATTCGGGTTCTAAACCAAAAGTTAAAAAATATGGTCTATTAAGTGCAGTTGTGTTTAATAAGTTTGGCATTGTTTGTTTCTCCAATTAAATTAAAATGTCCAATTAAAATAACAGTTCTAGTAATGATTACAACATTTATTTTTTGTATATATAGTATATAAATAATTTAATTACTTATAAGTCCTTGTTTTTATTGACTTTTTTATTTTTAAAAAAAAATCAAAAAAATTTTCATTAAGAGTGGGGATCTCAGGATTGGGATTCTCAGAAATGCCGTCAGAAAATTCCCCGATCAGGGTGTTCCCCGATCAGCGTCCTCCCGATTAGCGGACAATTGTTCGGTATTTACCTGTAAAAAAACCCAGAAGGATCTGGGCTTTTCTGCTGGGCGAAGCGAACAATTACCTCCATCTACCCCCGCCACGCCTCGTTTGAATAACTCGACCTGCTTCTTTCTCATAATCATATGCTTCCAGTACAGCATTCACTAATTGTTCGGTGTTGAGCTGGAAGTCCTGATACCCCTGCTTTATGGTATCGAAGTAGCTTTTGTTCGGTACTGCTTTACCACCATAGTTCATTATATATACCATACCCTGATTCAATCCGAGTTTAGTCAAGTCCAAGTATTCTTTTCGGTATAGATTAGGAAAGCCCTCATACTTGTCTAATGCTTTCTCGCACTCTTCAGTTATTCTCCACACTCCAACGGGAACGGAATCATTTTCTGATTTAACGATAGTCGCCACATTATTGAATGCTAACTTATAGCCTTCCAAATTAATACTGCATAAAGGTGTCGCAAGTGGACACCTCATAGCCATGTTTTTTTTGTTTAGGTTTGCACCGTATGCTAAATACAACATTATTGACCACCTCTAAGTTCTGCTATTTCTTGAATCTCCACAAAGTCGTAACCTGCATCAGTCCACTCTTGAGCTGCCTCTTTTGCATCTTTATAGTTTTTATAATAATCGTCTACACCGCCTACCCAGACTATGTATCTCCAACCTAGTTTATACTCTATATCAAACATATTATTCTCCATTGGCTTGTTTAATTACTATATATATAGCAATGATTACAACACTTGTCAAGTAATAAAAACATAAAAACCTAAAAAAACATTATTACTACCAGTCGTTACTTTATTACCTGCTTCATTGCCAACAGGAAAATAATAGCGAACAATTGTTCGCCCTGTATATAAAAAAAAGCCCAGCAACCTGCTGGACTTTTTTCGGAGAAACCTATTGATCCCAAGATGATGTGTATACTGACATTGATTCCCACATTTCGATAAAGGCATTGATAAATCTCTTTTGGCTTTCGTCAAGACCTTCTTGCCAAAGTAACTCGCTGGCACTCATGCTGGGCAAGTTGTTCGCTTCAGTCCAGTCGTTCCATATTGTTACCAGTTTGTTCATGTTATTCATTTGCTTCTCCTCTATTTTAAATTGTGCATGGTAGAAAACTTGATCTCCCATTCTCTGTCACTATCCACACCAAGATGCTTGTTCATGGTGTTTACCACTGCCCTTACATGATTCTCATCGCCAACATACTTGTCGATCTCGTGAGGATCATTAGGGTTTGCTTTAGTAAGAGGGTAGTAACCTGCTTCGTTCTCAACAATCTTAGCTACTCTAAACTTGTTGTTCTCTTGAGGTACATCTGTAAAACAGTAATTAGTCATTTGCTTCTCCTGTGTTTGTTTCATTATATATAGCAATGATTACAACACCTGTCAACAACTAAATAAACTTTTTTTATTTTTATTTTCATCACAGCAGATTCCAGCTACAGCAGGACAGGAGCGAACAATTGTTCAGATTCGCAGGAAAAAAAGAGCTGGATTTTTTTGTCCAGCTCTAAAAATTTTTGTCCAGCCTCAAAAATTATGGATTGGCTGGATTAGACATCATCGTTCCTCCTTATTTGAACCCAACCTTGACCAGTTGAGACGTTAGTTGAAGCACCTTGCTCAAGGGATAAGATGGCTTTTGCTTCATCTGTACCCTCCATGTCGTTGTCGATAATGAAATCTTTCATTCCTCCAACTGCTACAAGTTGTTCATTTTCGTATATTTCTATACCTCTTTGATTACCTTCGTACATTTGCTTCTCCTGTGTTGTTTCATTATATATAGCAATCATTGCAACACCTGTCAACATAAAAATATTAAATAATAAATTCGTATTGATACCAATGGTAATGTAGGTGTTGGTACAACATTTTTTACAGGAGCGAACAATTGTTCGGTTACAGGTTTGACAGCAGGAGGGGGAGGGGAGGGAACAATTGTTCGGTATTTACAGGAAAAAATCGGGGGAAGAACCCCCGATCCGATCCCCGAACAATTTACAAAAGAAAAATTAAAACTGTTGCGGTAAATAGTGCGAATGCTACTACATTCAAAAAGATTGTATAAAATAACATTATTTTTTTCCTTTCATTGCTTCGTTGTAACCAATAACAAAACCAAGCATTTCTTCCTTTGAGTTGAACCGCTTCAAGTCTCTGTTGTATTGAGAGTAACCAATATTAATAGAATATTTGTTGAATGATACCCCATCTTTTATTATGTCTTCCTTGTCAATGTACGGATAACCATTGGCAGTAATGAAGTCTGCAAACTGTTTACATTGATGAGCATAATAATATTTATTGTCACCCTTTAAAGTAAAGTTAATATTTTCTTTATTCTTTTTAAAGTCTTTGTCTGCTCTTTTTCTTGCTTGCTCTGCGATGTCTTCCATTCTTTCAAGGTCTTTAACTATCATTTTTTTTCTCCATTAGCTGTTTAATTAATACTAATATATGTAATGATTGCCACCTTGTCAACAACTAAATTAAAAAAAAATAAAAAAATATATCATATGACATAAATAACCTGAACCAGCCGTGCCAGATCCAGCAACCTGCTGTATAGAACAATTGTTCGGTTTATTACGAAGAAGGAACATGGACACCTGCTGGGATCTATCCACAGGGAACAATTGTTCGGGTTGCTGGAGGCAGGAGAACCCCGATCCTGACCCGAACAATTTGCCAAAGAATG